CCCCCTTGTTGTTCTCGGAGACGGAGAGCAGGCTCTGCACCCGCTTCACCTCGGCTTTGCCATGCCTGGCGGCCAGCCACATGGCATAGGGTGTATAGGACCTAGAGGATTGATCACTGTAGAGGATCCACCACAGACCCCGGGAATAAGTTGAATTCCTGCGGCATAAGTGGGATCTGGACTGCGCGGACATGGTGGGATAAAGTGGGATTAAGTTAACAGGAGGCCACCATGATAAAACCGCGCAACTTTGCACAACAGCTATCGCCTGAGATGCTGAAAGCGTTCGATGATGAAGTCAGGCGCCACGGATACGGCCAAAGCCAGTATCTTGCAGACTGGTTGATGGAGAGAGGCGTTAAAACCTCTAAATCAGCGGTTTGCCGCTATGAGGTGGCGCTAAGGGAGCAGGATGGGATCAGCGCTCAGGGCGGCTCTGTGAAGGCCATTGTGGCCACTCAGGGTGGCGCCATGGACACGCTACCAGGATTGTATCGCAGGCTGGGAGAGCTGGAGTTTGAACGGGCCGAGATACTCGGGATGATACGGGATAAGATGGCAGAAGAGTTTGAAGCAGGGGCGCAATGAGCGCCCCGTTTTTTTTTGCGTTATCTCCAACAGGTCAATTTTGATCACTGATCTGAAAATCGGCCGAAAATTACTAGTAGATTGAGCACTGGTGCTTTTTCGAATCGGCCTTTAAATAAGCTTTAAATCTGCTTCATCACTCTCCTACATCGTGGGAGATATGAACAACCTGCCCGATCACTTCGAAGGTGTGCTGCTCATGCTTTTTGATCGTCATTGGTGGGTAAATCGTGTTGTCGCTTATCAGCACCCAGGCGTCAGGTCGAACCTGCAAGCGCTTAACCCAGAGCTGGTCATCGTTGCGTACCACGTAGATACGGCCATCAATTGGTCGGGTTCGGCCCAGGTGTACCACCAAGGTTGCTGAGTCGCTGATGGTGGGCTCCATGCTGTCGCCTTTACACCAAACAATTGCCAACTCATTCTCGTAAAAGCCACGCTTTCTCAACCACTTGCGGGGGAATGGCAGGTGTCGATATGGCTCCTGCTCACCCTGGGATGATGCGCCATGACCTGCTGACACTTGCACCTGATAACCAGATATCAACGCGAACTCTTCCATAAACTGGTTTAGATAAACTGCCGTTTGTTCTTCAACCTGCTCTGCAGTGCTTGGCGCTACCTCACTGACTTCAACTAGGTACTCAATACCTGGTCCCTTCACACCGGCTTGCTTTCTTTGCTGCCAGCCATCCCGTCTCGCTTTCTTGTGTACGCCCTGGATCGTGCCGGGCATGCCAGGGAGTGCAGCGATCTCTTTTGCTGACATCCATTGGTTTATCACAAACTCTCCTCAAATAAACTTTGTTTATATAAACATGTAGAAGTTTATTTCTTTGTTAATCAATAACTTGAAATGAATTGACATAAACCTAGAAATAAACCACTTGCAGCCATTTGGTTTATCAATAAACTGGTAATCAGAAACGGTTAACGGAACTGGTATGAATCCTAAGCCAGAAAGAAGGTGAATGAAATGGAAATGAACGATTGGCACAGGGCGGATGTGATATCCGCACTCAAGAAACGAGGCACGAACATGGCTCGTTTGTCCCGTGAAAATGGCCTTGGTGCCGACACGCTTTACAACGCACTGGCCCGCCCTTGGCCGAAAGGCGAAGGCATCATCGCCACTGCCATCGGCGTCTCTCCATCCGAGATCTGGCCGTCCCGTTATCCCGATATGAAAGAAGCGGTATGACGGAGGTCGTCATGGAGTGGTTTTCAATCAAAGACGTGATCGGCCTGGTTGGCCTGCCTTCCACCCTCATGGGAGTTCACAAGGTAGCTAAGCGTGAAGGTTGGGTCTCTCGTCGCAAAGAAGGCGTCAGAGGCAAAGCCCTTGAGTTCTCCGTCTCCAGTCTTCCCCCCGTCACCCAAGCCGCCCTGCTGCGCAAGTCTGGCAAGGTGGTGGTCGGCGGGATGACGCTGGATCTGCCGAAGCCGCAGGCGCCGCGCTACTGCAAAGAGCAGTTGTGGGCCAACTGGGACAAGGCCAACGACAAGGGCAAGGATAAAGCCAAGGACCGCCTGAAAGCGGTGCAGGCCGTGCATGCCCTGGTGGCGAATGGCAGCACCCTGATGGAGGCCTACCAGCACATCGCCACCGAGTTCGATGTCGCCCTGCCGACCCTGCGCCGCTATTGCGCCGCGGTGAAAGGCTTCGACGACTGCGACTGGCTGGCGGTACTGGCGCCCAAGCAGCAGCAAGTCGCCACTGAGACGCGCACCGCCCGTCTGGCTCCAGTGAGCGAATCCGCCTGGGAGTTCTTCAAGGCCGACTACCTGCGCCGCGAACAGCCGACCGCTGCTGCCTGTTACGAGCGGTTGAAGCTGGCTGCCCGCGATCAGGAATGGGCTGTGCCCAGCCTGAACAGCTTGATGCGTCGGTTGGGTCTTGAAGTGAAGCTCCCCCAGCAGGTGATGCTGCGCCAAGGTGAGCATGCGCTGATGCAGCTCTACCCGCCGCAGGTGCGCACTATCGAAGAGCTGGACGCGATGAGCTGGATCAACGGCGACGGCTACCTGCACAACGTGTTCGTGCGTTGGTTCAACGGCGAAATACTGCGCCCCAAGACCTGGTTCTGGCAGGACATCTACAGCCGCAAAATCATCGGCTGGCGCACTGACCTGAGCGAGAACACCGACAGCATTCGCATGAGCCTGATGGACGTGTGCGAGAAGTTCGGGATCCCGCGTGAGATCACCATCGATAACACCCGTGCTGCCGCCAACAAATGGATGACCGGGGGTGTACCGAACCGCTACCGCTTCAAGGTCAAGGAGGATGACCCCATCGGGATCATTCCGACCCTTGGCATCAAACTGCACTGGTCCAGCGTGCTGCTGGGCAAGGGCCACGGCCAGGCCAAGCCGATTGAGCGCGCCTTCGGCGTGGGTGGGCTGGACGAGATCATCGACAAGCACCCAGCCCTGGCTGGCTGCTACACCGGCCCCAACCCGATGGCCAAGCCGGATAATTATGGTGACCGGGCGGTTGACGCTGCCGAGTTCCTGCGCGTCGTGGCCGAAGGGGTCGCCCAGTACAACGCCAAGCTGGGTCGCCAGACCGAGGCCTGCCGTGGGGTGATGAGCTTCGATCAGGCGTTCGAGCAGAGCTACAGCAAAGCGGTTATCCGCAAGGCAACCCCTGAGCAGTTGACCATGATGCTGCTGCAAGCCGAGGCCACTCGCGTCAGTAAGCACGGCACCATCACGCTGGAATCTGGCGGCAAGATCGCCAGTCGCAGCAACCGCTATTACCACGAATGCCTGTCCGAGTACGTCGGGCAGAAGGTGGTGGCCCGGTTCGATCCACAAGGCCTGCATGAAACCGTGCGCATCTACACCCTGACCGGGCTGCATCTGTGTAATGCGGAGTGCCTGGAGAAGGTCGCCTTCGGCGATACCCAGCAGGCCCGTGAGCACAAGCGCAAGCGCACCCAGTTCGTCAAAGCCAACAAGGCCGCCGCCCAGGCCAAGCAAGGTATGTCGGCGCTCGAAGCCGCTGCCCTGCTGCCCAGCATCAGCGACGAGCCAGCCCCTGAAACCAAGGTGGTGGAGATGGTGCGCCCGGTTGCGCTCGGCAATGCCGCCCTGGCGGTGCAGCCAGCGCCCCTAGCGGCCAGCCAACCCAAGACAGAACCCGCCCCAGTCGTCGACTACGAGGCTCGCTATATCGCAGCCAACGAGCTGGCCCTGGCCACGTTGAAGAAAAGCCGGATTTAACCGGCGTTTACCCAAGAAAAAAGCGGCCTGTGGGGCCGCCTGAAAGGAGATTTACATGTCAAACGTAGTCACTTTAGACCAGAACAGCAACACCGGCAGCGACGTGATCGCCCGCGTCAAAGCCCTGCTGGAACAGAGCACCGTCACCCAGGCGCAGATCGCCAAAGAGATCGGCGTCTCCGGCTCGACCGTCAACCAGCTGCTCAACGGCAACTACAAGGCGGACCCGACCGCCATGGTGCAGAAGCTGGCCAACTGGCTGACCGCCCGTGACCAGCGGGCCGATGCCCCCCGCGATCCCGGCTTTGTGATGACCGAAACCGCCAAGCAGATCATGGCCGATATGGGCTATGCGCTGACCACCCAGAGCATCGTCATCATTCACGGCATCTCTGGCGTGGGAAAAACGACCGCCCTGCGCGAGTTCCAGCGCAATAACAACAACGTCTGGGTGATCACCACCAGTCCGAGCCGCGCCACCATGACCGAATGCCTCTACGAGCTGGCCATGGAGCTGGGCATGGAAAACGCCCCGCGCCTGCGTGGCCCCCTGGCCCGCGCCCTGCGCCGTCGACTGCGCAACACCAAGGGCTTGATCGTGGTGGACGAAGCTGACCACGTAGACCGCCCCACCCTGGAAGAGCTGCGCATCCTGGCCGAGGAGGTCGAGGTGGGCCTGGTGCTGGTCGGCAACAGCCGGGTTTACACCCAGCTGACCGGCGGCCCGCGCAGCGAGGACTTTGCCCGCCTGTTCTCTCGCATCGCCATGAAACGCGCCCTGACCAAGGCCAAGAAGGCCGATGTGCTCGCCTTTGCCAGCGCCTGGAACATCACCGGAGCAGCCGAGCTGGATCTGCTGCTACGCATCAGCGAACGCCCGGGGGCCCTGCGCCTGGTCAGCAAGAACCTGAAACTGGCGGTGATGTACTCGGGCGGCGAACCGCTGACCGAGCAGATCCTGCTGCACACCTTCAACAAGCTGGAGGGGGAGTGATGAACGCCAATCCGCAGCCAGACACCTGCTATGTCGTCGTCAACAAATGGACCCATATCAACTTGCTGAACCGCCGTCCTGGCTACTTGGTGGATAGCAATAACGGTCACGTGACCATGCAAGACAACACCGGCCGTCTGGAAATTTTCGAGCAAGACAAGCTGCACCTTACCTGGGCACCGCTGGCCCGTGATTCACAAGGAGATAAGGCATGAACATTCGCACCAACAGCATCGGCGTCATCGCCCAGCGCGTCATCGCCACCCTGCGCAAGAGTGGCTGCCAGGTGCTGGCCGTCAAGGCTGCCCAGGTCCGCCCCATGATCGAGATCGCTTACCCCACCGCCGAGCTGAAACGGGACGCGCTCGAACTGAAAGAGCAGGTCAACGGGCTGCGTCGCCGCGCCTACGCCGCCCGCCTCGGCGGCTGCATCGTCCACTGGCACGAAGACCTGCCGCAAGACGACTTCGAAC